ATTTCCAGTAGGCATGAATGAGCTTTATATACCTGATGATGGAATGATATTCACTGATGGTGTGTTTGTTTCGGCGTTTACAGGTTCGAACAATGAGCTAACAATCTTTTTATCTTAAATGTAGTAGGGGGCGATGCCCCCTATTATACAGCAGGTGAGAAATGCCGCGTAAAAAAGAAAATCCAATACGGAAAACTACTGGTAAAGGCGGTAATTACCGCAAAACAAAATCAGGCGCTGGCATGACTAAAAAGGGTGTTGCCGCGTACAAACGCAAAAATCCCGGCTCTAAATTAAAAACAGCCGTTACAGGAAAAGTAAAAGCGGGAAGTAAAGCCGCCAATCGCAGAAAGTCATACTGCGCACGTTCTGCAGGGCAAATGAAGAAATTCCCCAAGGCTGCAAAAGACCCTAACAGTCGTTTGCGTCAAGCACGTAAAAGATGGAAGTGTTAATATGCCTAAAGACGCTTGTTATAAAAAAGTAAAGGCTAGGTACAAAGTTTTTCCTAGCGCATATGCCAGTGGTGCTATTGCAAAATGCCGGAAGGTAGGCGCTAAAAACTGGGGTAATAGTAAAAAAAAGCCTGTTAAAAAAGCGATGGGTGGCGCAGTTGAGCCGAATAATAATTTTAGAAAAAGACCTGTACGCAGAATGATGAAGGGTGGCGAGGCTATAGCCAATGGGTGCGGCAAAGTCATGGGCAATCGCCGTAAGGTAACAAGGATGACCTAATGGCTGTTCGCAAAACAAAAAAAGGTGCTGCCTTAAAACGTTGGTTTAAAGAGGATTGGAAAGACGTTAGGACAGGTAAGGCTTGTGGGCGCAAAAAAGGTGAAAAGCGTGGCACACCATACTGCCGACCTAGCAAAAAAGTTAGTTCGAAAACGCCAAAAACAGCGTCAGAAATGACAGCAGCGGAAAAAAGAAGTAGAATTTCTCAAAAGAAACGCATTGGACAACCTGCCGGAAAGCCACGTAGGGTTAAATCCCTGAAAAGGAATAAGAAATGACTGTATCAGGTTCGAAAGACTTTGAATTAGACGTAGCTGATTACATCGAAGAGGCTTTTGAGCGTTGTGGTCTTGAGGCCCAAACAGGTTATGATCTGCGGACAGCAAAACGTTCTTTAAATCTCTTGTTCGCTGATTGGGCAAATCGAGGTTTAAATCAATGGACTATTGCGCAAAGGAGTTTCACAGTTACAGAGGGTGATGGTGAGACTAGCCTTGGTGCGGACGTTATAGATATATTGTCCCTAGTTGTTCGCAGAAGCGGTACAGATTATGCGCTAAACAGAATTAGCCGCGACACATACTTAAATATTCCAACAAAATCTACAAAAGGCAGGGCTACGCAGTATTTTGTAGATAGGCAAATAAATCCGAACCTAAAAGTGTGGCCTTTGCCAGATAACAGCACAGATGTTATTTTGTATGATGCCCTTATTCGCATGGATGATGCAGATACATATGTAAACACTGCGCAAATACCATTTAGGTTTTATCCAGCACTAGCTGCAGGATTAGCTTATTATATTGCCATAAAAAAAGCCCCTGACCGCATTTCTCTTCTAAAGCCTATTTATGACGAAGAGTTAAACCGTGCGATGGATGAGGACAGAGACAGAGCCTCATTCAAAGTATCGCCAGACTTGAGAAATTACCGATATGTCTAAATACGCTACAGGAAAATGGGCGTATGGAATATCTGATCGTTCTGGCTTCAGATATAGATTGCGTGATATGCGCAAAGAATGGAACGGTCTTTTAGTAGGCAAGGATGAGTGGGAAGCAAAGCAACCACAACTTGAGCCACTACGGGCGAGGCCAGACCCGCAAGCATTAAAAGACCCACGACCAGAACACGATATAAGTTCTATGAACAATATTCAGTGGGGCTGGAATCCTGTAGGTTATACAGGTGATAAATATGGCTTCACAGGAAACAATTTAGTTGCCAATGCTTATGTTGGAGTTGTCACAACTTCTGTTACTCAAGGTATTGACACTTCTGTTTCTGCTGTAGGAACTTCAGCTTCTGGCGCGGTTGGGACCGCTACAAACGGAAGTGTAACAGTATCTCCTGCAGGTATTAATGGCACAGGGCAAGCAGGTTCTGTATCTGTAACTGTAAATACTAATTTTGCTTCGCCTTCTGGTGTTTTGGGTACGGGTTATCCCGGCTCTACAACAGTTACTACAAACATATTTGCGGTGACAGTAGCCAGCGGAACGAATCCATATGGTACAGGTAATAAGTTTTATTTAGACGGCGCGGTAAGCCCGACAATTAGTATTGCAGAGGGTTCTACCTTTCGCTTCGATCAATCTGCAAGTTCTAATAGTAGCCACCCATTGAGGTTTAGCACTACAGCTAATGGTACGCATGCAGGGGGGAGCGAATACACGACAGGCGTAACAACATCAGGAACTGCGGGACAGGCTGGTGCATATGTTCAGATAACTGTCGCAAATTCTGCACCAACCCTCTATTATTACTGCAGCAACCATAGCGGTATGGGCGGGACGGCGAACACACCATGAGGGTAAGCCAATGAATTATACAGAATTAACGTCTGCTATAAAAGAATATACAGAAAATGAAGAAACAACATTTGTTTCTTTAATACCTACGTTTATTCAACAGGCAGAACAGCGAATATTTAGAACCGTAACTATTCCTGAAGTAAGATCAAACAGCACAGGCACACTTACGCAAGGCAATCAATATTTGCAAAGACCAGATGATTTTTTAGCTGTTTTTTCTTTGGCAATTATTGACCCTACAACCGCAGCTTACACCTACTTGCTTGAAAAAGATGTTAACTTTATGCGTGAGGCGTTTCCTGTAGCTGCTACACAAGGCGTTCCAAAGTATTATGGACAGTTTGACGGTGATGCTATTGCGGCAAATACATTTGGTCATTTTATTATAGGCCCAACACCTAACGCTACATATACTGTTGAACTGCATTACTATTTTTTACCTAAGTCTATAGTAACCACAAACACATCATGGCTTGGTGAAAATGCCGAATCTGTTTTATTGTATGGTTCATTAGTTGAAGCATACAATTTTATGAAAGGCGAAGCTGATATTATGCAACAATATAAAGAAAGATATGAAACAGCGTTGCGTGAGCTTTCTATTATTGATGCAGCGAACAAGGGAGATAGTTATAGAAGATGAACATGCCGTTTGAAATGACAGTGGGAAGTGTTGAAGTTAGAACCACTAACAATCGTGGTTTTACGCCAGAGGAAGTAGCAGAACTTTGCGCTGATCGTCTTATGTCTGTGGCTGATGACGCCCCACCAGCAATAAGGGATCAAGCCTTAGCGTACAAACAACAGATGGCGGCTGTAATCGCAGTCTACATGAAACAGGCTATCCAAAGCGACAGAACTACTGTATATAATGCAATCAGTGATGCTGGTTATAAAAAACTAGCTGAATATATAAGGAAAATGTAAATGGCATTCTCAGGAAACTTTATGTGTACCTCGTTCAAAACAGAGCTTTTGAAAGGTGTGCATAATTTTACGGCGGCATCTAACGTATTTAAGTTGGCAATGTATACAAACAGTGCAAGTTTTAATGCGGCTACCACAGCTTATACTTCTAGCAACGAAGTCAGTGGCACAAATTATACCGCTAAAGGTAATGCGATAACCACAGTAACGCCTACATCTAGTAGCACTACAGCTTTTGTAGATATGGACAATGTAGTTTTTACGAATGTAACACTTACAGGAGTTCGTGGCGCATTAATTTTTAACGAAGCAGCTTCGGGTGATCCAACGGTTTGTGTTCTTGATTTTGGTGGTGATAAGGCTGCAAGTGCAGGTGACTTTACAGTAGTGATGCCAACTGCAGACGCGAGTAACGCTATTATCCGTATCGCCTAATTGGGGGATAACCCATGCCACTTCCTTATTCTGGCTGGGGCCGAGGTGGTTGGGGTTCTGGCTCTTGGAATAGCCTATCTGTAGGCGTATCCGTTACAGGTGTAGCGGGTACTGCTTCTGTTGGCAGTGTAACAACTACTAGCGGCGTAACGCAGCCCGTTACAGGCATAGCCGCTACAGGTTCGGTTGGTAGTGTAACTACCACTAGCGCGGCAAATATTTCCGTTACAGGGGTTTCATCAACAGCAAGTGTTGGTTCTGTAACAGCGACAGGTGCCGCGAATACAATAGCGACAGGTTTATCATCTACGGGAAGTGTTGGCTCTGTAACGACTACAGGCGCGGCAAACACTTCTGTTACGGGTCTATCTGCTACTGGTGGCGTTGGCACTGTAACAGTTACAGGGATAGCGAACACAACAACAGCGGGTGTATCAGCTACGGGCAGTGCTGGCTCTGTATCTGTTATTGGTACAGCAAGTGTATCGGCTACAGGTGTGTCAGGAACATCTGCGGTAAACACAGTTGTAACAGAAGCAGACGGAATCTTAACTGTTTTAGGTTTAAACTCCGTTGGCTCTGTGGGTTCTACGACAGTTTCTGGAAAAGCTAATGTGCCTGTTTCTGGTGTTATTGGTACATCTTCTATTGGGTCAGTCGATGCCCGTGTGGGCAAAAACATTCCTGTTACGGGAGTATCCACAACAGGTAATGTGGGCAGCGTAAGTGTTGAGTTTGACAACAACATATCTGTAACAGGTGTGACTTCTACTGGTGGTGTAGGCTCTGTAACAGTAGATGCTGACGCGAATATATCCGCTACAGGTGTGACAGGAACAAGTAGTGTGGGTTCTGTCAGCGTTGAAGCTGATGGTCAAGGTTCTGCGACAGGTGTATCTGCTACAGGCTCTTCAGGAGCAGTAACAGTAAAATTCAGTGCATCTATTGCGGTAACGGGTGTTAGTGGTTCGTCTGGTGTTGGAAGCGTAACAACCAAAGTAGATGCGAATATATCTGCTACAGGCGTTGCAGGAACAGGCGCAGTTGGGGACGTAACTGTCAACATACCTATCGGAGTATCCGTTACAGGCGTGTCAGCTACAGGAAGCGTTGGGTCTGTTACTGTAGCATTTGGTTATGCGGTTGCAGGGGTGTCAGCCACAGGGCGTGATCCTTTCCCTGTTTCAATAGGAATAGGCCAGTATGTATACCCAGAAGGTGTTTCCGCTACTATGGAGTTGGGAACAGCATTTGTTTGGAATAATATAACGCCTATACATAACGCGAATTGGAATCCTATAACTCCTGCCCCGCCGGGCGATTGGACCCCAATATCTCCGGGTTCTTCACCAAATTGGAAAAAGATTGCGTCTTAATGATATGCGCGATATAAATATGTCAGCTTACAGTGTTTAGGAAACTTACATGGCTAGTGTTTACACAAACGATCTAAGATTAGAAGAGATAGGAACTGGTGAACAATCAGGCTCTTGGGGTACGACAACCAACACTAACTTAGAGCTAATTGCTGAAGCATTTAGTTACGGCACTGAAGCCATAACAACAAATGCAAACACACATGCAACTACTATTGCAGATGGAGCAACAGACCCCGGACGATCTTTGTATTTAAAATACACAGGCGCTTTGGATTCAGATTGCACCATTACTATTGGCCCAAACACTGTCAATAAAATGTGGTTTATAGAAAACGCTACTACCGATAGTGGTTCTTCAGGCCCGTACAACATTATCATTAAGCAAGGCACTGGCAACACAATCACAATACCAAACAGTCAAGTTAAGGCTGTTTTTTCTGATGGAGCGGGTTCTGGCGCAGCCATGACTGACGCCTTTACAGACTTGAGCGTCCCAAGTTTGTTTATAGCGGGGGCCGCAGCGCCTTCAATTGGTGACGTTTTGGCATTAAGCATAGCGTTAGGATAAACGATGGCTAATACATTCAAGAGTTATTTGGCGAGTGCAACGGGAACCTCTGCGGCTACTGTACGCACAGTGCCGTCAAGCACACAGACGGTTGCGGTGGGTATTAACCTCGCTAACATTCTCACAAGCCAAATCAAGGTCAGTGCCTACATTACCAGAGGCGGTACAGATTATTACATTGTTAAAAACGCACCGATACCCGCGCAAGGGGCGCTGTCTGTGCTGGATGGGAAAATTATCTTAGAAGCTGCTGATGTTGTTAAAGTAATATCAGACACGGGTAGCAGCGTAGATACTGTATTGTCGGTGTTGGAGATTACCTAATGGCTGGATATATCGGCACGGGCGCAGTCCCGCAGGCTACACAGAAACGTGATTCATTTACGGCAACGGCTGGGCAAACCAGCTTTCCCACAAGTGGATATACGCCCGGATTTGTAGATGTTTATATGAACGGTGTGAAACTTGCACCTGCCGATTTTACCGCGACCAATAGCTCAGACGTTGTGCTGGCGGTTGCTGCGGTTGCTAACGACACGTTAGAGATTATTTCTTTTAGCACATTTGAAATATCATCACGGACATTTACGGGTGACGTTACTGCAAGCGGCGGAACATTCTTGCCCACGGGCGATACGTCTGCGGGTGATGCCGCTGCTATGGGCTATGCTGCGGCTGATGGTTTGGTGCTTACGGGTCAGGGTTCTACATCAGACGTAACTATTAAGAACGATGCAGACGCTACAGTAATGTCGATACCAACAGGCACAACGGGTGTGACGTTTGCGGGTACTCCTACGTTCCCTGATGGCAGCATAAACATTGCTGATCTGGATATTGACGGTGGTACAGATATTGGCGCAGCGTTGGTCGATGCTGACTTAATGGTTGTTGATGATGGTGCGGGTGGCACCAATCGTAAAGCTACCATGTCTAGGCTTGCTACCTATATGGGTACTAAGATTGGCGGAGGGTTAGTGTTTATTTCTTCTATTGATGTAAGCAACGCAGCAACTGCTAATTTTACAGGTTTTGATTCAAGTAAATATGACAGTTACTTGTTTACGTGCGGCAATATTGTTCCTGTAACAGATGAAGTAGTATTTGGCTTAAGAATGTCTGTTGACGGTGGTTCTAATTACTTATCTGCAAGTGATAGTTATTATATCATTGGAGCAAGTCCGGGTTTTTCTGCTGGAGATGCAAATTTACTACCTTTAATGTATTTTAATTTTGGCAATGTTGCCGCAACAGAGGGAGGTTCGATTGATGTTAAAATAAACAGCCCTCAAATAAATGCACGAACTTATGCAGGTGGAACTGGTCTTAATACACAATACACGGGTTACCTTGCGCAGTCGGCCAGTGGTGGTGGAACGAAAGTTGCTACAGTTGTTAATGCAGTTCAGTTTTTATTTAATAGTGGAAATATAACGTCAGGAACAATCACCATGTACGGTCTAGTAAACTCATAGGAGCATAAAATGCCACGATACCACAACGTTAATGGCAACATGGTGCAGTTTACTGCTGATGAAGAAACTGCACGGGATGCAGAAGAGGCGGCATGGGCTGCGGGGGCAGATACTCGCGCAGCGGCGTCTGTGCGCGAAGACCGAGACAGCAGACTAGCGGAATGCGATTGGATGGCTAATTCTGACGTAACAATGGCAAGCGCGTGGACAACGTACAGACAGGGGTTGCGTGATGTACCCGCACAGTCTGGGTTTCCAAACAGCGTCACATGGCCCACTAAGCCTACTTAGGAGATTATAAGATGGCAGGATATATCGGCAGCAAAGGCTCTGGAATTATTTCAGGTATTGATGCGTCTATCGCGGACCTCAACCTGACGGATAAGGCGTCAGCCAACGGCACTACAGAAGCCAATAAAGTTCTTACTGCTGACGGTAATAAGGACGTTACCGCGATCCGCAATTTGACTGCTACAGGGAATGCCACCGTTGGTGGTTCTGTAACTGCTACAGGCACCGTTACACGCGCCCTGACGCGAGGTTCTATTGATGTTGGCAATAGCTCTGGTGTGTCTACGCCTCTGGCTATCGGCGGTGCAAATACACTGCTTCAATCCGATGGAACAGATGCGTCTTGGGCTACTGTTTCTGGATCAGACAGTCGGCAATCATATGTCACGAATGCTACCGTTGACGCTAGAGCGGCAGTGTTTTTGAACAGTGATGGAACGGTAGATCAAACGGGTAGTTATCCACTTGCAGACAATGACGTTGTAGTCAGCACCTTTAACGCCAAACTTAGCGGTGCATATGGCGCTCAATATGATGGTCATGCTGGTTCGACAGCGTATAAAGATTCAGGTACTGTTGCAGACCGCAGACACGTAACAATTTACAAATACCGTATTGGAACAAATGCTGCGAATGCAAGGTATGTGGTTTCTGCTGTTGCAGCAGATGGAACAATGACCCACGGCACACCCACTGCGTTTAACTCTTCAGGACCAATGAATAACTGTAACGTAAAGTACAACGCCAACATAGACAGGTTTATTGCTGTTTATGATTATGGTGGCTGGGAAAGTGGTGGTAGTTATGGCGGTATCGCAGTTGCAATAGGTACGTTAAACGCCAGCAACAACACCGTAGCGTGGACGCATACAACTAATCTCGGAAATGCTGGATCAGGTGTTCAGCGCGGCTTTTGTTATGAGGATAATGGCAACTCTATAGAAACTCCAGCTTTTTCTGTTGCAGACGATGGCTCCCATCTTATGATCTTGCATGGGGGTCATTATAATAACCAAAGCAACAATGCCACTGGGGAGCTTTCTGTAAAAGCAGTTACTCTTAACGCAGGAAACAACACCGCCTCTGGGGGAAGTTGGTTAGACATACAAGTTTCATCTGGTACAAAATATGATTGGCAGGGCTTATATCCCAAAAGCATTTTTTGGCATCAAAATTCAAGTCAACATATTGTTAATACCCGCAAGGTTGGCGGATCTGATGGAGAGCAAGACATTTACCTATTTACTGTGAGTGGCACTACACCCACTCAAGTAGGGTATGCTCTTGGGCCTATAGGTGTTGGTGGGCACCCTAATGGGGGGCTACAAAGTTTTCCTCAAATTGCATGGTATAACTTGACCAGCACAAAACTTTGGGGCATTGGGATCAACACATCAGCGGGAGTATATGTTAGTTTTTATGAAATGACTGTTGGAAGTGGAAGTATTTCAAACCTTAAAACCAAGGTTGTCAAACTTGTGGAAACAAAACAAAATGGCGATACTTTAAGCACTTCTTTAATTTCTACCTACAATGCAATGACAACGGCTGCGGTTAATTTTGATAGTAACGGAACAGCTTATATACTTTATAAACCGGGAAATACTATGAGTAGCGATAGTGTTCGGGCCAACGTAGCAGTTATAAAAATGATTTACGACGAAACTGACGTTGGGGCGTTAGTTTCCTGCCTTTTAAATGAAGTGTCTTCTGACACTACTATTATCTATCCTCAAGGGGGAGATTTTGTAACATATGACACTGGAAGAAACTTTTTGTTTACACTAGGCACGAATAAGTTCATCAACTCTGCACAGGATACTCAGATAGTTGCTCAGACTATCAATGTAGCAAACAACGGCAGCGGATTAAATCCTATTGGCATACATGATAGTTCTTCAAGCGCATCAAGTGGAGCCACTATAACGGTTGCACAGGCTGGCAGTGTGGTTTCTGGATTTAGCAGTCTTAATGTGGGTGAAAGTCAATTTGGAGGGGGCAAGCGGTTGGGGTATGCCCTATCTGCAACTAAAGTATTTGTAACCGCTGATGGTAATGGGGGATAAGATATGTATGTACCAGAAACACTAGTTCCTTTTTGGGATTGGCATCCAAGACACCCTGAATACAGCACATTACAAGCAGCTTTTGTGGTTTGGCGTAACTTGAAGTTGTGTGAAAGTGATTTTATGGCTTTAGGCGATACGCCAACAATGTCTACGAATTGGGCAACATATCGACAGGCTTTGCGTGATTTACCCTCTAATGAAAATTATCCTGCAAACTTAATTGACCCAACATTTGTACCGCTAGACCCTAACGGAGAATAACTATGACCAAAGCCAGAGATTTAGCAGGGTTCTCGACGGGTTCGATTACCAACACCACGGCTGACGGCCTTATCCTAAAGGGCGATGGTAGCAGCACAGACGTTGTAATTAAAAACGGTGCTAACGCTACGGTAGCTACGGTATCGGACGGTAGTACAAATCTTTCTGTTGCTGGTAGTGTAACGGGCGCGTTGGCTAGGGGTGCTATACAAGTAGGCAACTCATCAGGTGTGGCTGCAGCGTTGGCTAAAGGTACGTCAGGCTATGTTTTAACCGCAGGTGCTAACGACCTATCTTGGGCTGCATCTGGTGCATCGGCAGTTGTGTTTCCGACA